TCATTAGATGATACTGTCTGATTTGTAGAGTTGTCTGTTGTTTTATTACCTCTGTAGGGCTCTAATATTTGAATTCTTAATAATGGTTCAATTTTTATTAAATTGCTTTCATATAAAAAATTGTAGTCCTGCATGTTTAAATCTAACCATGCTTCTAACCTATCTAAAAACAATTCAGGTGTTTCATATCCTATCTCATACCATTTTAAGGTTTTAAAGATTCTATTATTTAAAGTTTCTCTGTAGGACTCATCAAAAATGGGATATTGTGAAACTACTTGATTCCATTGAGTTTCATAGTTCTTGACTAAATCTCTCAAAGTCATTGTAAAACTTGCCATTTTTCATCATCCCCTTCAATATTTGTTGAATTTTGCCCATTAAGAATCTCTAATCTCATATTTAGGTCTTGTCTTACATTTACCTTCAAATTAAGAGCAAATTTTTTATTTATATTATCTACTGCTTGTTCTCTTGTTTTCAACCTTGTCATTAACCATGCATTTGCTTCTCCATTAAAAGCATCTTGTTCCTCTACATTTACTCTTTCTGCTTTATCTATGACTCCAGTGATTCCACAATAACACAGGGCTTCTTTCCATAAACTTGTTTTTAGTTGTTGTATTTGACTGGCTATAAAAGGAGGGTTCAAGTTGAATACCTTTATAGAGTCCAAGTCAAAGTTTTTATCAACAAATATTTTTGGTTCATATTTATTAAGTTTATTTAAAAAGTTCTTTGTTGTAAGTTCCTGTCCTTGAGTAGTAGATATAACAAAGGGCATCTTTTGAGTATGTAAATTAATCATCATAATCATATCACAGGTTGCCAGTTTTTCAGCAAACAAACTGATAGTATTATTTTCAGGTGTTCTAAATGGACTATTAAATATCTCTACACCATTCTCTCTATCAATTTTCTTTGAATACCCAGCGGGGTTTGATACTTGATAAGATAAGGGTCTTCCATAAAAATTAATGTCCTGTCCTGTATATGTATATAAAAGGTATTTATCTAAAACATCATCCTTAAAAAATAACACTTTACCATTTATTGTCAAAGCATTTTCTAAATATAAGTCAGCACCCTCTTCATACATATAATCAGGTAAACCTTCCCATTTAAAAGTTGTAGTAAACAACTCATATAAAATAGTGTAGTAGTTAATCATTGTATTTCTAAAATCGAATTCATTTTCTGTTTTTACCATATTAGGTATGGGTATTTTTAATTCTTCCATTATAAAGACACCTCCTTATATCTATAATATGTATCTGTATCACTAAATGTTGAAACAGGGTTATTATCTACTGAATAGTCCCCAACTATATTTGGGTTATGCCAAAAAGTAATACCATTTGATAGTATTTGTTTTATTTCATCTAAATCTTTAGCATTCATTGCTTTTGGTTTTAAATTACAAGTAGTAAGTTTTAAAAAATTGTAATTAGGACGAGTATAAATATTTGGAATTCTCAAGTCATTTACTTTATAACCATACATAGTAAAATACCCATCTATTCTTTCAGCCATCTCTTTTGTGATACATTTACTCATTATGTAAGGTGTATTAAAATTAATAAGATAGTTGAGTTCAGGGACAGCATTTTGATTAGCAAGTTCTAAAGGTTTATTTCTGGCATCAGCACCACTTGCCTCCATAGCAGCAAGAGTCTGTTTGTAGTTTTGTATTTTACCATAAACAGCAGCACCACCTTGAAATACTGATGATATACCTGTAAAATCTCCATCATTACCACCACCACCTGTAAAACCACTCAAACCTTTTAAACCACTTGATATTGACCCTATTATCATATTTTGATAAGCAGCATTAGCAGTTTGATTTCTTGTATTCTTTACACTCATAAACTCATTTATTGAGGAATCTTTACTATATCCATATAAAGGTAATGGAGGACTTGAGACACCACTATCAAAACAATATGGAATACCCATATATCCTGGACACCATACAAAACTCGATCCACTTGCTTTCATTGGTAAAACTAAAGCTATTTTTGGGTTTTCTGGTAAAAACTCTGGTTTGACTTGTTGTGTTTGACCCCATCCATTCAATTCTAAATAATAGTATGGATATTGTAATAATTTCTTATTCTTTGGTATATAACCCTCAAAAGATGTTGGTAAAACAATATCTTTTTGATATATAGGTAATTGTGAAGGTGTGTTTTTCATATCTGATATGACATTTCCAAAAAAGATATAAACTTCTACTAAAGCATTCAATTTACTATAATTTGCTAAAGATTGAATAAAATTAGTAATAGGTTGTATATTCTCACTGGTATATAAAACATTTATCCAATAATAACAAATATATTGCCCACCATATATTCCTGGAGGGTTGAGATTAACAGGGAAATCAATAGTTTCCCCACCTATTTCAATATGACTCACATCTTCACTAAACATAAAAACAACATTTTTTTCTCCTAAACTATCTGTAAAGTCAATTGGTATTTCTAAATTATATACATATTCTCCAAGTTCTAACCCTTCTTCTTCAAGGTTTTCATACAAAATATCTTGACCTACATGTTCTCTTTCAATAAGACAATTTAAGAATTCCCAATCAAAAAACCATGTCTGCATAACATCTATTTGATATTTTATTATAGAAACATTAGGGTTTACATATTCAGGTTCTCCTATGATGAATCCATAAAACCACTTATTACTAAAATTGGAATTCTTAAACATTATATAATTATAGTCATACCAACTTCCAATATTTCCACTGACTTTTAATTCTCCATCTTTAATAACTGTGTAATTTGATAATGCTTTAGTTGATTGTGCCAAAAAATATGATGCTTGTTCTGATGGACTTGAGAATGTGATAGTATTTTGATATGATGTATCTAATGGTATGCCTTTTATAAAGTGTATTTCACTTGTTGGAATCATTTTTTATTCACCACCTTTTAATTAAGGGACGGGAGTCCCCGTCCCTTTTTATTATACTGTCTTATTTACAAAGAATACACAATTTTCAAATGTAGAATAACTAAAGACCATCCATACCTGTAAAAAGTAATTCCAATACATCTTAGCAGGGTTATAAATACTTAACATCTTAAATAACTTGTCATATACCATAAACCAATTTCTATCTACCACCATCATATTTACATCTTCCATACCTGTAGCAAAACTGTCAATAACAATTAAATTACCCAAAAACTCTGTTTTATTCATATTAAAAGCACTTGCCAACACATCAACATCCATTGTTGCTTCCAAGTCAGCAGTAATAATGACCACCTGGTCTTCTCTCTTTGTTGTCCTAGTGACACCTGCTTTATTATAAGCAGTTGTAGGGCAAGTCATCTTGCTACTTAATGCCCTTGCCTGCTTCACTAAGGACTTTACAGTTGCTTCATCAACAGGTTCATCAACTTCAATCTTTATACCATCTACAGCATCAAATGCGGCCTTAAACAGTTCTTTATACTGATTCCATTCCCAAACTTCAAAAGCAGCATAAACACTTCCAATAATTTTATCTAAAATACCATAAACACCCTCAGCATCAGTAAAAGCAAGGTTTAATTGTTCCTCTGTAGAAGTAGTTTTAAAGGTTTTCTGTTTGTTTACAGTATGGAATATAGCCTTCACATTAGGAATCTCTCTCTTGAATGGATCAATATTGGTATCATCTCCACTTTCCCATGCATAATCATATGATTTTGCAAGGTCTACAAAGATTTCTTCTATTGTCTGCCCATAATCTAAAGTCCCTCTCTTAAATATCTTTAATGGGTTTGTATAAATTAAGTTCTTTACCATAACTAAACCAATACGATTTACTAAAGCATTTACGAATTCGTTTTGGTTTGCTTCAAAACTCATAATTGCCCTTCCTACTTCTGCCAAATTATTAGTACTAGCCACAGGGACTGTTTCCTGATAGGTAGTAGATGCTTGACTTCTAATACCATTTAAAATAGTTGTAGAATCTTTACTAACATTTTTAATACTTTTTGTTGCCATAATTATTTCCTCCTTATTATTTAAAAATATCTTCCCAAGTTGTATTGTTTTCTAAAACAGTGTCTGTATCTGTTTTTGATTCTATAATTTCCTCTTTTGTTGAGGGTTCCAATATACTTTTAAATGTTTCTCTATACTGATTTTCTAAATTATTATACTTCTCAACCATTTCATTATATTTAATTTCATAATCATTTTCATATCCATTTAAAATTGAATTAAATGCATCAATTCTATCTGGTGTGTCATCTTCCCTCATAAGTCCACTTATGACCCCTTTTAATTCATCCTTAGTCATAGTATCACTCCTTATTTAATTTATCATTCAGTTGTTCTAATACAGTCAAAATTGCTTCTTTTTCCTCAGCAGTTTCTTTTATAATATCTAAGGTATCCTTCATATTTACCAACATATCATTAATCTTATTAGTAAAGTTTAAGTCCTTATAAACCATATAACCAACCAAAATAACCAAACCCCCAAATTGAGATACTGCTTCTATTATTGCTTGTAAGTCCATCATTTATAACACCTCTTTATCTTCTAATATTCTATACATTATAACAATATTTCTCAATAATTCATAACTAATATTCAGTTTACCATTTGATTCTCCTGTAATATATCCTTTTTCTACAAAATAAGAAACCTGCTTTTTGCCCCACTCTGGCACATCATTTAATGTAGAATACACTAAAGCATCATCTCCTTTTGATTCTAACATTTTCTTTACATCACTTCTAAAAGTATCCATTGACTTACCATGTTTTGGAAACCAATGCATCACATCCCCATGATTACTTGCTATACCTTTTTTATAACCCTCTGAATGACAAATTATATCTTTTTCTGTTAGGTTATACAGTTTACATAAATAGACACACAATTCAACTGCTTCTTTATATACTTTATTAAAATACTGGCTGTCATTTAACCCATCTTCACAGATTTCAAAAGATATATGGGTATTGTTTGACTTTCCACCACCATGCCATCCTCTCATATTCCAAGGTAGAGTTTGATATGTAGCAATTGACCCATCCTGTAATTTACCTATGAAAGCATGGACACAAGCACCTACTCCTGACATATTCCAATGGTTTTTATAGGTATTTACACCTAATAAACCATCATCTGGACCCACATACCTTTTAAGATAGGGGTTATTAGCACCTGTAGAATGGACCATTATTCCTTTTGGTATAATGTATCTATTTGCTTTATAACAGTCATTTTTGGTTAATATAAGTTTATGAAGGTTCAATATTACACCCCCTTTAAAAGTTTTTAAGGAATAGAGGATATATAAATGATTTGACTCTGATATTTTGGTAATACACCTTATTATTATTAAAGTAGGTTCTTAAAAGTTTAAAAATAGGATGATTTCTTGTAAGTATAGATTTTGCTTGTTCAGTCATATATTCAGATTTAAAAGTAAATCTAATAGGTTCTGTATCTGTTCTTTTTACACTATCTATAATAATTTCATTTTGCCCCTTTTTTATAAAAATACCATATTTATGGTTCTCATATTCAAAAACACACATTCTTCTATAATTTCCTTTTTTCCTCTTTATAAATGTATTTGAATCATATATAAAATTATTATCTATAGCATAAGATTCATATGATGTCCCTGATGCTAATTTTCCAATTGGACTATCCTTTTTTGCTTTAATATATTCAGGGTTTGCCACAATTTCAACTAATATTGACTTTGTTTTACTACACCATATATTACTATTATATGGTGTCATAAGTTTTAATTCGTATTTGTAGCAAGTTTCAAAAGTTGTAGCATTGCCTAATAAAAACACTCTCCAACCTTCCCTATTTCTAAATATTGTTTCTAATACATTAAAAAATTTGTCCACTTCTCTTTTTAATTCTTTACTTCTATCTGATTTCTCATATAAGAATTCATCATATATCAAAGTGTCTACATTTTCATATGATGTCCCTTTAAAATGTGATGATGTTGATAAAGCCAACCAATGACCCATTAGAATCCAAGGTGTGTTTTCTATATACTCCTTTCCTTTTTCATTTATAAGTTTTTCTGGTTTTCTTCTGATATAAAAGTCTCTTTTTTCTTGCTTAAACTCATAGTTCGACAAATATTTCTCTTTATTAAAAATTGGGTTTAAGACCTTTTCGATTGTTTCTAATTCACTCTCATATCTTCTCATATACACCCATTCAGGGACATATCCTTTATGAGTTTTACCTTCTAATTCTCTAACTACTCTTTTTATTGCTTTATTTAAACAACCATATGTTTTTCCTGTTCCTCTTACACCTATTATAAAATTAAGATACCTATTATATGTTTCAGTCCTATCTGGTGTCCAATATATAGATTTCATATACACCCCCTCCTTAATAAGAAAGGGTTCTTTATTGTAGAGGAGAATTTTGACAAATTAAAGGTAAACAGTCCTAATCAAAGGATGTCATCTGTTTACACACAACCTCTTTAACAATAAAGACCTTTCTTATATATAAAGACGACTCTTTATTGACAAAAAGTAAAAGGACGGGATATTTCCCGTCCTTTATTTTTTATCTAATATGTTTTACTCTATCTTTTAACTCTGCTCTTTTAGCATTATTCCATTTACTAACACTACCTGTAAGATACCCAGTGATTCTTCTTACTCTATAAGGTTCTACTATTTCTTTATATTCCTTTTTATTTACACTAAAAGTAGGTATCATACTATCACCTCCCTTTTTATTATAATTCTCTATATTTATCCATTAACCATATTATATCTCTTATATTACTTTCATCATATAAAGTTTCAAGATAATTATAATATTTATATACTTCATCAAATATTTTCCATATATTCTCAATTCTTTTAATTCTTTTATATTCTTTATATATTTCACTTGTATTTTCTACTATACTTCTCAATTCAGTAATTACTTCTTCATCTAATATAAATGACACATTATATAAAGTCATATTAGATAAAGTATTTATCATTTCAATTGACTTTAACAATATATTATCATTATTTTCCTCATATAAATGACCTATATGATTCATCCTATAAAACTTTTTAATTTCATTATTCCATCTTAATATTATTGTTGCTGCTAAAGTTCTTTTAATCTCATTAATTTTTATTTTACATACTTCTAATTCTTGTTTAATATCTTCATACACACTATTTAACTCTACTTTATTTAACTTTTTCATAATAAAAACCTCCAAAAATCAATTTTCCTTTATCCATAACCCTTTTTCTTGTCCTTTCATAGTAATATATTTTCAACTGTCCATTTTGAATTGTATGTGTCCAATAGTGGTTTTTATATGTCCAATATATTTATATA